AGGATGCCACTACATATATGGCAAAAGGGCTGGCATATGCAAGGTAGGTGAAAAGGAATGGCAAGAAAACTACAGCCGGTCAGCGTGGCCGGAATTGAAGGGGATGCTCTTATCAGCGAGGATGTCAGTTACTCTGCTGACATTCCTGAGTATCCTGTTGAAAAAGGCTACAATGTTTCAGATACCATTATTCTGAAGCCGGTGGAACTTAGCATTACAATGTACATCAGTGACAGTCCTGCTACATGGAGATACCGCAAAGGTCACTCTCCATCAGCAGGCAGGACAAAGAAGATATGCAAAAAGTTGGAGGACCTGTATTTCAAGAGGAAACTGGTTAAGGTTGTGACAACTGACAAAATCTACACAAGTATGGGAATTACATCCATGACGATATCCCACAGTTCGGATATCGGATATGCAAGACAGGTACAGATGTCTCTCAAAAAGGTGTATGTGACAAAGAGGAAAACAGTTTATATTCCAAGTTACATATTGCAGAGCGGGGACACAAAATCAAATGCCGGCACAGCCACTACATCTTCGAGCAGTTCTTCCAGCAGTAGTTCTTCCTCAAGTTCAAGCAGCTCATCTTCATCTTCGAGCAGCTCCAGTGGGAAAAAGAGTTCCATCCTTTATGGGGTTGCAAGCAGCTTGGGATTTTTATAGGGAGGTGCCGAATGATATATATTACAGTACCAGATATTAATGATAGCGTATCATCAATTACGATTGACGAAAAGCAGTACCTTATCCGATTCACATATAACGGAACGGGGGATTATTGGAGTTTCGGTATTTCTGATAATGACGATAATCCGATTGTCACAGCTACAAAGATTGTTCCAAATTTCCCGCTGACACATTTCTTTAATTTTACAGATTTGCCGAACGGAATATTTGGAGCATTGTCGGATGAGGAAAGAATAACCAGGGAAACATTCAATGACGGAAAGGCAGAGTTTGTTTATATCCCATGGTCAGAGGTAACGGAGGATTAGAATATGGCACAGAAAAATTTTATCAGAAAATACCTGATGAAAGCGGGAGCAATGAATCGAAATGGATTCCAAATTGGTCAGACTGCCGAGAATAATCCTCATGCCCTGCACATTAGTTTCAGCATAGAAAAATCTACTTCTGAAACCTCAAATACAGCAAAAGTGCAGATATGGAATCTTTCGCCGGCAAATTTGAAAGTTCTCGATACGAAGGATTGTGTTGTGGAACTGCAGGCTGGGTACACAGACCAGATTGCCCTTATTCTTGTAGGAAACATAGTTACTGTTACAACATCAATGGATGGAGCAGACAGATTGACGGAGTTGGAGGTTGTAGATGGAAGGGTGGCACTTCGTGACACATATATTTCCGTTTCATTTTCTGGAAAAGTGAACAGCAAGGATGTGTTTGAGTACATTGCAGGAGCAATGGGCGTGTCAGTAGTTTATTCCAAAGGGTGTAAGTTCAAAACCCTGCCGAATGGATTTAGTTTTGTCGGTGCCGCCAAGAATGCTCTGAAAAAATTATGCAAGACTTGTGGGCTTTCGTGGTCTATTCAGAATTCGGTCTTACAGGTCAGAAAGCCCAATGAACCTATAACAACTAGGGCATACCTTTTAAGTGTCGATACGGGACTGTTAGACGTACCAAAGCGTATAACAATTTCTGCTGAGAGTGATGATTCCAGCGACAGTTTGAGTAGCACTACTTCTCAGATTGGGTACGAGGTAAGATATTTTCTGAATGGGGCAATTGGAGTGAATGATTATATCCGTTTGGAGAGTGATTCGGTCAGAGGATATTTCAGAGTGTACAAACTGAATATTGATGGAGATAATCTGGAGGGCGAGTGGACCTGTACCGCCCAAATCTTGGAGGTGAAGTGATGTTACAGGAATTTGTTGCACAGGTGGAAAAGGCTGCGAGGTCTGTCATGGAAGAAATGCACACCTCTATTCCGGGGAAAATTACAGCATTCAACGCTTCCACAGGGCAGGCAACAGTAAAGCCATACGGAACATATGTCACCGGAGCCGGAAAGAAGATGGCATATCCGTCTATGACAGGAGTTCCGGTGATAATCCCACAATGTCAGTCAGCAAACATTCAGATAGCTTTTCCGATTAAAGCAGGGAATGATTGCTTGGTTATTGTGTCTGAACAGGAATTGGATGCGTGGCTCGGAGGCGGCGAATCAGAAAATGATATGCGGTTTGATTTGACAAGTGCGGTGGCAATTCCGGGACTTAGCAGTAAGAGTAGCGAAGCGTTGAAAGAGGCATGCTCCTCTGGAAATGTAATCATAAATAATTCAGGAACGAAGCTGGTCATATCAAAAACGAATGTTGAGGTTACAGGAAACCTTAATGTAAAAGGAAATATTACCTGCACAGGCAGTTATCCTAGATAGGAGGCGAGGATATGGATATTTTGCTTGATGAAAAAGGGGATTTGTACTTTAAGGAAGCAGACATTGTTCTTGCCAATTCTGTGCGTCAAAAAATAAAAATCCGATTAAAGTGGTTCTTTCAGGAATGGAGATGGGATGATGAAGCAGGCTTGGATTATTTTGGGTATATATTTGTGAAAAATCCAAACTTTGAACAGGCAAAGGAATTGATAGAGGAACAAATATTTAATGTTGATGAAGTAACGGAGGTCAATAATGTGTCCATAGAAATCGACAGGTTGAGCAGAAAGGCAGCAATCAAATATGAGGCTGTCACAGACGAAGAAACTTTTAGAGATGAGGTGATTATCTATGGCTGATTATGGAGTAACAGATAACGGATTCGTCATAAAGAGGCTGGATGAAATCCTGGAGGAACTGCATACGGATTTGTCTGCAGAGTTTGGATTCAATACAAGACAGGATCCACAGTCTTTTATAAATGTGCTTATCACAACTATTGGCGGCCAGTTATCGGAAGTATGGGAAACTTTGGAAAACAGCTATTATGCAAAATATCCGTCAACGGCAGAGGGTGTCAATTTGGATAATGCTGTGCAGTATGGAGGAATCAGAAGAAGCCCAAACAAGTACAGTTATTATACCCTACATTGTACCGGTGATGACGGAACAGTAGTAAGACAGGGAGCAACTGTGGCGACCAATACCGCACCACAGAGAAAGTTGGGTGCGGTAAGTGAGTTTGAGATTACAAGGGAAAGCTTCAACCGGGCATCTGTTCGAGTTGCAGCACCAAATAAAGGGGAAATATATTCCGTATCAATTAACGGAGTGCAATTCAGTTACACAAGCACGAGTGATGATGAACTAAGCATTATCAAAGGACTGCAGTCTGTAGTGAAGCCGGAAGGATATACCATTTCAGTAAATGAAAGTGATGTTACCCTTGTTATAGTGGATGATACAGTCTCCAGAAGCGGAGTGCTGGTTCTGTCGGATAATCTGACAACATCAAGTGTTACTGTTCTGGCAGACTTTGCCACAGTTGACTATGGGCGTCTTATATTTCCGAATGGCACGATTACAGTTATGGTAACAAATATCAGCGGATTCAATTCTGTTGAAAACCTGATTATACCGACATATGGGCGGTTACAGGAAACGGATGTAGAACTGAGACATTCCTATATTGCAAAATCAGCAATCCGGTCGACAAGAATGATTGACAGTATATGCTCGCAGCTGATTAACAATGTATCCAATGTGGATAGTGCCACAGGTTATGAAAATGATACAGACGATATTGATTCGGACGGAAGACCTCCACATAGTGTTGAAATTATAGTAGATGGCGGTGATGAAAAGGAGATAGCTGCTATTATTCTGGATAAGAAAGCGGCAGGAATACAGACATTCGGAGATATAACTGTAAATGTGGCTACCGAATACGGCGATTCTGTTCCAATCAGGTTCAACCGGCCAGAGTATGTATATGTCTGGATGAAGGTTACCCTGGATGCAGACAGCTCCTATCTGCCGACCAACTATGCAAATCTTACTGTGGATTCCATTATCGCAGATGCCGGGGAATTGAAAGCTGGGGACAATATGCTTTCACAGACATTCAATGATGGAATATATAGTACGGTTGGAGGAGTGACCTATGTAAATATCGAGTGTGCAACTACTACGGATAAGGATTATATACCAGAGGAGAGCGAATATACCAAAGTCAATGTGTCAGTCAACAGCAGGCAGAAAGTTGTAGTGGCAGATACAAGAATCGAGGTGGTG